GGTTTCGCACGACGGCCGAAAAGTGCTAGCGACAGACCTTCGCGGAATGGATTTCGTTTCGGTAGCTCGAGGGGGTAGATCTTGCGGGTAAAACTGGTCCCGATCGAGGAGATCCACCCCTACCCGGGGAACCCGAGGCGCAACGACAAAGGGGTCCCGAAGCTGGCCGCGGCCATCCGAGAGTTCGGGTTCCGCGTGCCGATCATTGTCGACGAAGAAGGGGTGATCGTCGCGGGGCACACCCGCCGCAAAGCCGCCCTCTCCCTCGGGATGAAGAAGGTCCCGGTCCACGTCGCGACCGGGCTCTCGCCGGAACAGATCCGCGCCTTCCGGCTCGCGGACAACCGCCTCCACGAAGACGCCGACTGGGAAGAAGAGCTGCTGGCGGCGGAGTTGGCGGGGCTGAAATCGGACGACTATGACCTGGGGCTGACGGGCTTCGACGATCGCGAGCTCGAAAAGATCCTCGCTGGCGAGGTCGCCGCGCCGACCGACCAGATCCCCGAACCGCCCACGAAGCCCCGGAGCAAGCCCGGCAAGATCTACCCGCTCGGTCCGCACCGCCTCATGTGCGGCGACTCCACCAAACCGGCGGACGTGGCCAAGCTACTCAAGGGGGTCGAGCCGTCGCCGATGCTCCACGCCGACCCGCCCTACGGGATGGGGAAAGAGGCAGAGGGGGTCGCCAACGACAACCTCAACGACGAGAGGTTGGACGCTTTCCAGATGGCCTGGTGGAAGACCTGGCGTCCATATCTCCGCGGGAACGCGAGCGTCTACGTGTGGGGCAACCCCGTGCCGCTCTGGCGTTTGTGGTTTTCACATCTCCACGGCAGCGAGGTCCTGAGCTACCGGAACGAGATCGTGTGGAACAAAGGCACGGGGATCGGCCAGGCGTCGGAGGATCTGAGGTGCTTCTCGATCAGCACGGAGCGCGTTCTCTTTTTCATGCTCGGCCGCCAGTTCTTCGGGAACGTGAACCAGGCGGACTTCTTCGAGGGCTTCGAGCCGATTCGCGCTCACCTCGCGGGCGAGGCCGAGAAGATGGGCTGGGGTCCTGCGGACATCCACCGGCTCTGCGGAGTGCAGATGCACGGGCACTGGTTCTCGCGGTCCCAGTGGTGTCTGATCCCCGCGAAGCACTACGCGACCCTGCGAGAAGAGGCTGCGGGCGCGGCGTTCGCCACCCCATACGCGGAGATCAAGTCCGGCCACCTCGAGGCGCGCAACGGGGTGGGCCACCCGGTCCAGTCCTTCAACGAGTTGCGAGCGCACTTCGACAACGCCCACGACAACATGAACGAGGTCTGGGACTTTCCCCGAGTCCAGGGCGAAGAGCGGTGGGGCTCAGCGACCCCGAAGCCCGTGGCGCTGTGCGCGCGAATGGTGCGGTCCTCGTCGCCGCTCGGCGCCACGGTACTCGAGCCTTTCGGTGGGACGGGATCTACCCTCATGGCGTGCGAGCAAACGGGCCGCGCCTGCCACACGATGGAGCTGAAACCGGGGCACTGCGATGTGATCCGCACCCGCTATGCCGAGCACGTCGGCGATGCCAGCCTCGCACCCTAATGGCAGCCGACGTAACGGCGGAAACGCTGGCGAAGCTTTTCGAGCTCACAGAGCGCCGGGTGCAACAACTCGCCTCGGACGGGATCATTCCGCGAGCGGGGCGGGGAGCCTACCCGCTCATGGATTCCGTACGGGGCTACCTCCGATATCTGAAAGAGCGCGCGGAGGGGCGCAGCGCGGGCAACGATCTCGACGCTGCGAAGTTGGCCCGGCTGGAATTGGACGTGCGCCTCGCCCAGGTGGAGCTGGCGAAGGCGGAGGGCGAGGTAATACCCGTGGCCGACCACCTCGAGGTGCTCGGGAGGATCGTCGACGGGTTTCGGACGAAGCTCGTCTCGCTCGAGGGCTCATGGGGTCCGCGCGTGGTGGGGATCACGAGCCCTGCGGAGGGCGCGGCTGTCGTGGGCGCCATGGTGCGCGAAGCGATCGAAGACTTGCGAAGCATCGCAGACGATCTCGAGCTGCACGATCCCGAGCGCCCGTTGCCCGAGGACTTCCCCGGATACCGCCACCTCGCGGCGGCGGGCGTCATGACCTACGCGGAGCTGCAACGGCTGGATGACGTGACCGAGCTGCGTGGGATCGGACCCCGGACCCGCGAGCGAATCGAGGAGTTGGTGGCGTGACGTCTCGATCGTTCGGCCCGGTCGTCTCCACGTCCGAGTCTCGAGCCCGGACGTTTCGGATGTCGGCTCAGGTCATCCGGGAGCGGATGCGGCCGCCGACGCGGATGACGCTTTCACAGTGGGCGGACGCGTACCGGGTGCTCTCGGCCGAAGCCTCTGCCGAGCCGGGGCCCTGGCGCACAGACCGCGCCCCGTACCTTCGCGAGATCCTCGACACAGCCGGAGACGTGAGCACGAGCAAGATGGTGTGGGTCGCGGCCAGCCAACTCGGGAAGACCGAGGTGGGCAACAACTTCGTCGGGATGCGAGTCCAGCTCAACCCGGGTCCCATGCTCGTGGTGCAGCCGACCTTGGACATGGCAAAGACGTGGAGTAAGGACCGGCTCGCTCCGATGCTCCGCGACTCCGAGGTGCTCCGCGGCAGGGTCCTCCCGTCCCGGACCCGCGACTCGGGCAATACGCTTTTCCACAAGGCGTTCCCCGGCGGCCACCTCTCGATCGTCGGAGCCAACAGCGCGAGCGGGCTGTCCTCCCGCCCGATCCGCGACGTCGTTTTGGACGAGGTCGACCGCTACCCGCCTTCGGCCGGAGCGGAGGGCGACCCTGCGCTGCTGGCGATCCAACGCACCGCCAACTTCTGGAATCGCACCGTTCTGTGGATCTCGAGCCCTGGCGAACTCGAGACCAGCCGGATCTGGCCGGAGTGGCTCGGCTCCGACCAGCGGCTCTACTTCGTGCCGTGCCCGCATTGTCGCGAGTACCAGGTGCTCGTGTGGAAGGGCTTGCAGTGGGCGACGGACGTGGTCGACGGTGAGAAGGTGAGACGGCCGGAGACCGCAAGTTACGCGTGCGAGGCATGCGGTGTCTTGATCGACCAAGCGGCGAAGCGATCGATGTTGACGGCTGGCGAGTGGCGTCCGCAGAACCCGAACGGTCGGTGGCCGGGCTTCCACCTCCCGTCGCTCTACTCGCCGTGGGTGACGTGGCCGGAGCTCGCGGAGAAGTGGCTGGACGCTCAGGGCGACCGGGAGTTGCTGAAGACGTTCCTGAATCTCCAGCTGGGCGAGCCGTGGAGGGAGCAGGATCTCGAAAAAGAGCTGGACACCAGCGAGCTCGCGAGCCGGGCGGAGACCTACGCAGCCGAGATCCCGCACGGCGTCGGGGTGCTGACGGCTAGTATCGACGTGCAGGGGGATCGCCTCGAGCTGCTCGTGAAGGGATGGGGCGCCCGCCAGGAGTCCTGGATGATCGGGCACCATCGGCTCTACGGGGACCCCGAGAGCGCGGAGTTGTGGGGAGCTGCAGAAACGTTGCTGGCGAAGGGTTACCGGCACGAGTCCGGTCGGGATCTCCGGATCCGGGCGTGCTTCGTCGACTCCGGCCACCTTCGCGACGTGGTCTACGCGTGGGTGCGCTCGCGCCAGCTCCGGGGGATACACGCGGTGAAGGGGGCGACATCCAGGCAGCGTGAGTTGCTCCACCGCTCGACGAGGAAGAATCGAATGGGCGTCAAACTCTGGACGGTCGACACCTGGGAGCTGAAGACCCGAGTGTTCCACCGGGTGCGGATTGCGCAGCCGGGGCCGGGGTACATGCACTTCTGCCGACCGACTGGGACCGGAGCCGACGCGGAGTACTTCGCCCAATTCGGGGCGGAGGTCAGAAAAAAGGTGAGGATTGGTGGCCGCTACCAGTATCGCTTCGTGGAGGTCCGCGAGCGCAACGAGGCGATCGACCTCGAGGTCTACGCGCTGGCGGCGCTTCTGTCGATGGGTGCCCCGGTTCTTGATCGGCTCGTGGAGCTCGCGGAGGTGGCGGGCTCGCCACCGCCCGACGCGGACGACGAGGAGGAACCCCCGGCTCGACCGCGCTCGACCGGTTGGGTGAACAAGTGGAGGAAGTAAAGATGAGCCAGGAAGACGTAGCACGTATCGCGGACGGGGTGCCTCCTCGAGAGTGGGAGGCGGTGGAGCTGGTCGGCGGCCAGGGGTTGAGCATCAAAGCGGCGGCGGCACGCATGGCGATCAGCCCCCACACGGTGGAGGACTATCTCCAGAGGACACGCGACCGGATCGGTAGCGAGTTGTCTCCCCGGAAAGCGGTCACGAGGTTCTACTGGCGAGTGCGGTCCGCGAGAGGGTGGGACCCACCGCGGAGGCAGGTATGAGGGTTCGGAAGATCAGCGACGCCGCTTTGGCGAAGTTGGTGGAGAGCTTCGGGCAGCTCTACATGCCCCGCGTGGTGTCGGTGCGGGCGACGACCGACCGGCGGCACCTCGTCGTGACTCACCCCGATTTCGGTGTACGCGTCTACCTTCGGGCCACCCCGCCGACCCGTGTTCGCGACCCGATCGAGGTCGCCGAGATCGCGGGTCGTGCCGTCGGCTAGAGCGTCCAACTAACGGGCTTGTTCGAGCCAGTTTATTGGACACTTTCCCTTTGTGGGAGAGCGCCCGTGCCCCCGATAACGGGGGCATGACCCGACACCACCACCGCATATAGTATTCTGGGGAACGGATCCGATCCCCAAGGAAGGGAAGCACCCGTGGCGCCTACGCCCCCGACTGGTGAGCCGACCCGGCTCCACATCGGGACTTCGTGGCAGTGGGACAAAAGCGTCTCCGTCACGCCTCCGTCGGAAGGTTACACGCTCTCCTATGCGTTCACGGGCGGGGGCACCGTAACCGACATCGCCGCAGCCACCTCCTCGTCGGGCGACTTCTACGAAGTCCGCGTACCGTTCGCCACGACGCAGGCCCTCGAGGCCGGGCAGTACTACGTCCAGGGGGTCGTCACGAAGGGCGCGGAGAAGCACCTGGTTTACGAGGGCGATGTCACGCTGGTCTCCGACTACGCGCTCGACGAACCGACTCCGACGCAGGACGAGGTGGAGCTCGCGGCGGTGAACGCTCGAATCACGGACCGGCTCACCGCGGACGTCGCGAGCTTCCACCTCAACGGTCGGGGCACGGAGCATATCGAGATCGCTGAGCTCCGGAAGATCCAGGGCCAGCTCCGGTACAAGATCTACAGGTCCCGCAACCCGGGCTCGATCGGGCGGCGGGTGGAGGTGGCGTTCTGATGGCTGGCCGTAGGTTCCGCCCCGTCCGGGCGCTGGCCGGGTGGATCGGGCGACGGTTCGGTCCGGCTCCGAAGATGTCCGCCACGTCCTACGCGGCTGCGGTTCACAACCGCCTGTACAACTGGATCAAGGCTCCGATGAAGTCCGCGGATTCCGAGCTCCAGAACGAGTACGAGACGCTGAAGGCGCGCGGTCGCGACATGGGGAAGAACGACCCCTACGGTGTGCGCTTCGTCGGGTTGGTCGGCGAGAACGTA